TACCAGATGCTGGTATGAGCTTTGAGATTCCAAAGATTACAGCCGTTCCAACAGTTGAAGATGAGAACGAAGGCGATGCAATTGTCGAGACAGGAATGACCAACAGCTTCCTAACAGTAAATGTTAATAAGTATGCAGGTGGCCAGACCTTCTCCGTTGAACTTCTAGACCGAAGCAATCCAGTATTCTTTGATGAGCTAGTTCGTCAAATGGAATATGCTTATTCACTTGCAACAGATAAATTTGTTGCTGCTCAACTTCTTGCTAATGGTCAATTAGCACCAACAGCTCAAGCAAATAGCGCGACAGGATTGCTTAGCTTCGTTGCTGAAGCAGCTGCTGAAGTTTATGCTGATTCTCTTGGATTTGCTCGTAACTTAATTGTTACACCTGAGCAATGGTCAAAGATTATGAGCTACAACGATTCAGGCCGTCCAATCTACACAGCTTCACAGCCACAAAACGCAGGTGGAGCAGTAAGCCCACAAAGCCTTCGCGGCAATGTTGCTGGACTTGATCTTTATGTATCTCGCGCACTTGGCATTAACCAGAGCGCAGCTCCAACTGGAGATGGAACAATGGTTGTAATCAATCCTGATTCTTACACTTGGTATGAATCCAGCAGATTCCGTCTGCAGACAAATGTGGCTCTAAACGGCCAGATTGAGGTTGCTTACTACGGCTATGGAGCACTTGCCGTTAAAGTTGCGAATGGTTCTTGCCACTTCAACTTAACCTGATAAAACCCTAGTAGTGACGGCCAGTCCGCTCCCGAGCTGGCCGCTCACCTAACTGCTTGAAAGGATGACGAAATGCCTACGATAGTTACGGCCACAGAGCTTAGGACGATTCTTGGCGTTTCGTCATCCCTATATCCAGATGCTTATTTAAATGACATAGTAGATGCCTCGGAGAATCTAGTTCTTCCAATGCTAGTCACTTTTCAAAGCAAGATTAACAAAGTAAAACTTGAAGATAATATTGCTTATTTCATTACCGCTACAATCCAAGAATTTACCGAAGGTCAGTCAGTAATCATTACGGGATGTGGATCACCATTTAACGGGACTCACACAGTATTGGCAGATGGATTATCAGATTATGAATTTGCCGTTGCAATCACCAATGCAGACATATTGATAAAAAATGTTATCCCAGCAGGAAATGCTGCGCTCTCTGGACTATCAACCTATGTCGGAAATGCCAATGTTGAAGCTGCTATTCTGGCTATCTCCGTTGAAATCTTCCAAGCAAGAACCGCAGCTGGAGGATCAATAGAAGGCGTAGATTTTGCCGTTACTCCCTACCGCCTATCTAAGAATTTACTTGCCAAAGTAACTGGCTTACTTGGCCCATATCTTGATGTTGAAACTATGGTGGGCTAATGCCTGCATCAACAATTGCCACAGATGTCCGAGGCGCAATCAAAACCGCTCTAGCCGGTGTCAGCGCTAATATCTATGATTCAGTTCCTGAAGCGCCTATTGTTCCAGCAATTGTAGTAATTCCAGACTCGCCCTATATGGAGCTTGAAGTCTTAGGCAAGACAACTATAAGAGTTAAATTGAATTACACAATAACGGCCTGCGTTGCGTATTTCAGCAACGCCGCAGCTTTAGATAACCTAGAGCAATTAGTTATGAGTATTCTTGGAGCGTTAAACGCTTCCAAGTATGAATTATCGGTAGTCGAAAGACCATCGGTAACGGAAGTGGGAACAACAACTTTGTTAGTTTCCGACATACGCTTGAGCGTCCGCTACGAGCAAACCGCATAGGAGACCCAAATGCCAACAACAGTAATAACTGGGCGCGATGTGACCTTCACACTCGATAGCGCTAACTACGATGCCCAAGCAACAAGCGCGACACTTAGTTGCGAAACAATCATCGAGACTTATCAAACTCTCGATGGCCGCGCTTATAAATCGACAGATAAGCAATGGACTTTCACAGTTGAATTGCTACAGGATTGGGGAGCTGCAAGCTCTCTATTTGAGGCAATGTGGACAGATGCTGAATCAGCACCTAACACCACACTTACAGTTGCTTTCACAGCCGTAACCGGCGCAGTATTTACTTTCAGCGTATTGCCAATCTTTCCAGCAGCAGGCGGCGCAGCTCCTAGTGCGCTAACTGATACTTGGACGATGACAGTCGTTGGAACTCCAACAGAGAACTTTAGTTAATAGATCGGAGCATCGGGAGCTATGAAATTACCAATAACAATTGAATATAATGATGGCGAAGTTGCAACTTATTATGCAGCTCCGCCTGAATGGGCTAAGTGGGAAAAGAGCACAGGCAAAATAGTTTCAAAACTTGATGAGGGTGTTGGAATGTATGACTTGCTCTTTCTTGCTTATCACGCCTTAAAAAGAGAATCAGCTGGGAAACCGGTTAAATCTTTTGAAGTGTGGATGGAAACAGTCGCAGATGTCCAAGCTGGAGTATCAGACCCAAAAGTCACAAACGCGGAAGTCTAGGCCGGTTAATTGTGGAGCTAGCAATAGCGACACAAATTCCGATGCAATACTGGACAGAAGCGGAAGATATAATCACAGCCATAGAGATTTTGGAGAATAGACGCGGTGGCCGATAGCATTGAGTTTAGCCCGTATAGTAAGCGCGAGCTTGCCTCTTTGGCTAAAACTTTCTCGGCTATGGGCGATGATTCAGTAGAATCAGCTAGAAAAGTATCTTACGAAATATCTCAATTAGCAAAAAAAGCAATATCTCAAGGAGCTTCAAGTAGAACTAAAAACAATGCATTAAGTTATGGTTTTGATGGTCAGCGTTTTTCAGGCGGTGGTTCAACTAAAAAACTATGGGGCGGCCTAGAATTTGGTAGCAAAAGATTCAAACAATTTCCTGAATGGTCTGGCCGTTATGGCTCGGGTTCAAGAGGTTGGTTTATTTATCCAAGCCTAAGAAAGATACAACCACAATTGACTTTGATGTGGATGAAAGAAGTCAATAATGTTATCAAGGATTGGAAAAACTAATGGCCCAAGATTATAGAACTTTAAAGCTAGAAGTATTAGCGGAAACAAAACAATTTGTAAAGGGAATGAATGACGCTAATAATGAGACACAAACCTTTGGCGATAAGATGGTTGATTTTGGCAAAAAAGCCGGACTTGCTCTTGCAGCTGTGGGCGCAGCCGCCGGTGCAATGGCTATCAAAATTGGCAAAGAAGCCGTCCAAGCTGCATCGGATTTAGCCGAAAGCACTTCTAAAGTCGGAGTTATCTTTGGTAATGTTTCTACAGAAATAACAAAATTTGCTGCGCAAGCTGCTGAAAGCTTGGGTCAAACTAGAATTCAAGCACAAAACGCAGCTAGCACTTTTGCTACATTTGGAAAAGCAGCTGGTTTAACTGGCAAAGACCTTTCAAATTTCTCAATTGAATTCGTTAAACTTGCTTCTGATTTAGCGTCTTTTAATAATACTTCAATTGATCAAGCAGTAAATGCTTTGGGTGCAGCTTTGCGAGGCGAGGCCGAGCCCATTCGTTCTTATGGTGTTTTGCTTAATGATGCCACTTTAAAAGCCAAAGCTATGGAAATGGGCCTTTATTCTGGAAAAGGCGCTTTAGATGCTCAAGCAAAAGTATTGGCTGCTCATCAAGTAATATTACAACAAACCGGAGATGCCCAAGGCGATTTTGCAAGAACTGCCGATGGAATGGCCAATAGTCAGAAAATACTTACAGCCAGATTAGAAGAAGCCAAAATTACATTAGGCGAAGCTTTATTGCCCGTTGCTCTAGCAGCTGTAAATTTATTTAACGACAAATTTTTGCCAGTTATTACAAACATTGCAAATTCATTTTCAAATGCAAATGGCGATGGTTTGATTGATAGAATAAAACTCTTTGTGCAAGAAGTGGGAACTTTTTTAGAGCCTGTAATTGATGCAGCACAACAAGCCTTTAAAAACTTTACAGATGCCATTGCAAACAATAAATCTAATATAAATGATGTTCTTAACGCTGTAATTGTATTGTTTAATTTTTTCAACACCTATTTTGTTCCTTTGATTAAAGGTAGCCTGATCAACGCGATTCAAGGTATTGGAACTGCTTTTCAAGTTATTGGCGCAATTGCTGGGCCTATATTTGGCGGCATTGCTAATATGATTTCTGGTATTGTAGGACTTCTTGACAAAGCAATTCAAGGTATTATAAATTTAATAAATCAAGCAATCGCAGCCATTAACGCTGCTATCAAAGCATATAATTCAATTCCTATCTTGCCAAATATTTCAACTGTTCCCAAACTTGGAGGATCAGGTTCATCTGGTAGTAATACTGTTACAGGTGGCAGCCTTCCTTTTGGAGGTGGTTCAGTTTCTGGTTCCAGCTCGGGTGGCAGTTCAGGAGCAGGTGCTACTGCTGCCGCTGCCGCTGGTTTGAGTGGATTATTAGGCGGATCAATGGCTGGTTTAAGTGCAGGAGGTCTAGGTGCTCTAGGTTCAGGCAAAGGATCATCTTCTTCAGCACCTACATTGATAGAATTAGTTACAGAAGCAAACTGGTTAAAGAAGACAATTGAATCAGGTGTATTTGATGCCGCATCATTTAGACGCGGTGAAGAAGCAGATCGAGCTATTGTTATTAATGTTAATGCTCCATCAGCTATTGATGAAGAAGGATTTACTAGAGCAGTAGTTTCAGCCTTAAACAATTCACAGAATAGGACAGGCTCAGGCGCGAGCCAGTTTAGAGATCGATGACCGCTTGGAGTCCCGTCTATCGAGTTAAGGTAAATGGCTCAACAGTTACTGGAGCAACCCTTAGCGGACTAACTATTACCTCTGGGCGAACTGATATCTATGCCCAAGCTAATGCTGGGTATTGCAATTTAACTTTAATTGAAACGGCTGAGGCAGCAGTTCCTTTTGAGATAAATGATGCAGTAACAATAGAAGTCCAAGACTCGACGGCAGCTTATGTAAATCTATTTGGCGGCTTTATTACTGATTTAGAAATTGCAGTTCAAACTTCAGGCTCTAGCGCTTTGACTCAACAAATAAGAATCGTTGCAGTAGGAGCTTTGGCTAGGCTTAATCGTTCCGTTTATGTCGGAAACTTTGCTCATCAATTTGATGGAGATAGAATTGAGGAGTTGCTGAGCACAGTTTTATTTAATCAATGGAATGAAGTCCCAGCTGCTTCTTATTGGAGCGGTTACAATCCAACTGTTCAATGGCAAGATGCTGAAAATAATGGATTAGGTGAAATTGATACTCCGGGAGATTATGAGCTTCACTCCGAAAACAATTTGAATGACACAGTTTATAATTTAGCTTCAAGATTTGCTACTAGCGGACTTGGATATTTATATGAGGACAATCAAGGCCGTATAGGATACGCGGATTCAACCCATAGATCCCAATACCTTTCAGCTAATGGATATATTGATTTAGATGGCAATCACGCGATTGGCCCAGCTTTGGCAATTTTGAAGCGCGCCGGGGATGTTCGCAACTCAATCACTTTAGGCTATGGCACTTCAAGCGCAAATGTAACCGATGAAGATTTAGCATCAATTAGTCTTTATGGCGCTTTATCAGCAACTATTGCTACGACTCTACGCAATGTCGGAGACGCAACAGCTCAAGCAGCTTTTTATCTCCTTATCCGCGCTTATCCGCAATTCGCCCTTAGACAGATAACTTTTCCAATTGCGAGCAATGAAATCGACAATTCAGACCGAGATAACCTTCTTGGGGTATTTATGGGCCAACCGCTCAATATCACCAACCTGCCAGCCAATATGGTAAATGCAGAGTTCCAAGGCTTTGTAGAGGGTTGGACTTGGACAGCGAGCCTAAATCAGCTCAACCTAACTCTAAATGTTTCGCCTATTGCTTTTAGCCTTCAGGCCTTCAGATGGAACTCAGTCCCAGCAATGGAGACTTTTAACACAATCAGCCCAACTTTGGACTGGCTCAACGCTACAATAGTCGCCTAAGGAGAAAATATGCCAACAACAACAAATTTT